ATGGTGGAAGGTTTGGGAAAAAGATGACCCCCCAAGGTGTAATTTTATTATTCAATCATGGGATACGGCATATGAAACGACTAATCGTTCGGACTTTTCTGCGTGTACGACGTGGGGTGTATGGACTACTGAGGAAGGTGAGACGAACATTATTCTTCTAGACGCCTACAAAGCACGACTTGAGTTTTATGAGCTTAAGAAAAAAGTATTAGAGCTGCATACAGAGTATGAACCTGACGCATTAATTGTGGAAAAGAAGGTATCAGGTATTTCGCTTTACCAAGAGCTACGTCGCATGGGTGTGCCGGTATCAGAGTTCACTCCTAGCAAGGGTAACGACAAGATAACTAGACTTAATTCAGTCTCAGACATTATTCAGTCAGGGCGAGTGTGGGTGCCGAACACCAGATGGTCAGAAGAGTTAATTGATGAGGTTGCTGCTTTTCCCGCAGGCGAACATGATGACTATGTGGATGCAACTACGTTAGCATTGGCAAGGTTTAGAAATGGTGGGTTTTTACGGCTACCTACGGATGAGCCTGATGAGTTGCAATACTTCCGTGGGTTTCGTGGCGCTAAGCGCGGGTACTACTTAGGTTAGGACAGATCATGGCTATTGATAAAAGTTTGTTTGGTGCGCCTGAAGGTATTGAAGCTTTGGCGATGGACGAAGCACCTATTGAAATTGAAATCGTTAATCCTGAAGGTGTTTCTATTGGGATCGATGGGGTTGAGATTGATTTGATGCCCGAAGATGAAAACGAAGAAGAGGAGTTTGACTCTAATCTTGCCGAGCACATGACTGAAGCCGAACTGCAAAAGATTGCAGGCGACATTATGGAATTGATTGAGGCTGATATTAATAGCCGCAAGGATTGGGCCGATACTTACGTTAAAGGTTTGGATGTGTTGGGCCTACGCTATGACGAGGTAACTGAGCCTTGGGATGGTGCGTGTGGGGTGTTTTCTACGCTTCTTACAGAAGCTGCGATTCGCTTTCAAAGCGAGTCGATTATGGAGACATTTCCAGCTCAAGGCCCAGTAAAAACAAGCATTATTGGTCAGTGGAACCCAGATATTGAAGAATCGGGTAAGCGGGTTGAGGCTGATATGAACTATCAGTTAACTGACAAGATGCCTGAATATAGGTCAGAGCATGAACGTGCACTGTGGGGTGTTGCGCTAGCTGGTTCGTCATTTAAGAAGGTTTACTACGATCCGTCGTTAGAGCGTCAGGTGTCTTTCTATGTACCTGCCGAGGATGTCATCCTCCCTTATGGTGTAACAAACATTAGACGTACAGACCGCCTTACACACATGATGCGTAAGACAAAGAATGATATTAAGAGGTTACAAGTTAGTGGGTTTTACCGCGATGTTGATCTGGGTGAACCGTACGCAAATCAAACAGATATAGAAAAAGCTAAAGCCCAAAAAGAGGGTGTTGAACGGACTAAGGATGAACGGTATCAAATATGCGAAGTGCATATTGAATATGATTTGCCGGGATATGAAGAAGAACTACCACTGCCCTACGTCATTACGATTGATAAAGGCACTAATAAAGTTCTGGCAATCCGCAGGAACTACAAAGAAAATGACCCTCGTAAACTAGCTCGCCAGCACTTTGTACACTATATGTACATCCCCGGCTTTGGGGCTTATGGTTTTGGATTGATCCATATTATCGGTGGCTACGCCACAGCAGGCACCATGCTGATCCGTCAGCTTGTGGATGCAGGTTCGCTATCTAATCTTCCCGGTGGCCTGAAGTCTCGTGGACTCAGAATTAAAGGTGATGACACGCCCATCGCTCCGGGTGAATGGCGAGATGTAGATGTGCCGGGGGGTGCGATAAGAGACAACATTCTGCCGTTGCCTTACAAAGAACCAAGTCAGGTTCTCCTTGCCCTATTAAACCAAATCACGGAAGAAGCTCGACGTTTAAGTGGTATGGCTGATATGAAGATCAGCGATATGTCGAGTCAGGCTCCGGTGGGCACCACCCTTGCTCTCTTAGAGCGGCAGTTAAAAACGATGGGTGCTGTGCAGGCTCGCATCCATGCAGCGATGAAAGAAGAGTTCAAGCTGCTCAAAGAGATCATCAGGGAGTACACCTCACCTGACTATAGCTATGTGCCACAAGATGGCACACCGCAGGTTAAAGCTGAAGACTACGACATCGTTGAAGTTATCCCGGTGTCTGATCCCAACGCCTCAACAATGGCTCAGCGTGTTGTGCAGTATCAAGCTGCATTGCAGTTAGCCCAAGGAGCACCTCAGTTATATGACATGCCTCGCCTTCACAGGCAGATGCTCGATGTGTTGGGTATTCCTAACGCCGATAAATTAGTACCCCTGCCTGATGACCAGAAGCCCAAAGATCCCATAACCGAGAACATGAATGTGCTTAAAGGTGTGCCGCTCAAAGCGTTTATTTATCAGGACCATCAGGCGCATATCACAGCACATATGACCTTCTTGCAAGACCCAAGCATCATGCAGACCATAGGACAAAACCCGATGGCGCAGCAAATGCAGGGTGCAATGATGGCTCACGTTGCCGAGCATTTGGGCTATAGGTACAGACAAGAAATTGAGCAGCGTGTGGGTGCACCGCTACCCGGACCTGAGCAACAGATCTCTGAAGCAGAAGAGTTGGCGATGGCTAAGTACGTTGCAGAAGCAGCGCAACAAGTCTTACAGATACACCAAGCGCAAGCTGCACAGCAACAAGCTCAGCAGATGGCACAAGATCCGCTGGTTCAGATGCAACAACAAGAGTTGCAGATCAAGGGTATGGAGCAACAACGCAAAGCCGCTAAGGACCAAGCTGACGTGGCGCTAGCCCAAGGCAGGCTACAGAACGAGAGGGAACGGATCGCGCTTGAGGCTCAGAAGGAGAATATCCGACTGCAAAGTCAAGATAAACGCGACGATAAAAAGATCCAAGCTGATTTACTTAAAACTGCAATGGCAAAAAGGGGTGGTAAATGACCCAAGAACGCGCAATGTTGGATCACTTATTTAATAAGCTCAAGGAACGTGAGCGAGAAGTGGGTGAAGCGATGGCCGAAGGGAACTGTAAAGACTTTGCTGAATATAAGAATTTGTGTGGCGTAATCCAAGGTCTACGCCGTGCAAGGATGGAAGTACAAGACCTTGTGCAACGTTATGAGGAATTTGAAAATGACTGAAGTAGCAGATGCAGTAATCGAAGAAGCTAAAGAAAAAGCAAAGCAGTTACCAATTGTTAGGGGTTATAAGATCCTTTGCACCTTACCGACAATTGAAAGTAAGTTTGATAGTGGGATTATTAAGGCTGATACGACGGTTAAATACGAAGAGTTACTAAGTAACGTGCTTTTTGTTGTAGCACTAGGTGATATGGCCTATGCCGATAAAAACCGCTTCCCCACTGGGGCATGGTGCAAACCGGGGGACTTTATCGTTACTCGTGCCAATACTGGCACCCGCATCAAGATTCACGACCGTGAGTTTCGGATTATTAACGATGATTCTGTCGAAGCGGTGGTCGAAGACCCCCGTGGCATTCAACGTGCGTGAGGTGATATATGGATAAAATTGAATTTAAGTTTCCTGACGAGAAAGAGCAGGAAGCTAAACAGGAAACTAAAAGCGATGATGGGTTTGAGTTTGATATTGAAGTTGTTGATGACACACCTGAGAAAGATCAAAACCGTCCCCCTCTCAATGAACCCGTCAATGAAGTAACTGACGATGAGCTTTCTAAATACGACGAGAGCGTTCAGAAGCGGATTAAACGAATTACGCATGGTTATCACGATGAGCGTCGTGCTAAAGAAGCGGCTTTGCGTGAACGGGAAGAAGCTTTAAAGTTTGCCCAGCAGATTATTCATGAAAACAACAGTCTTAAGAAAAATCTAGGCGACCATACAACGCTTTTAGTTGGCACAGCTAAACAAAATGCCGAGTTTGCGTTAGCTCAAGCGCGGGCTAAATATAAAGCTGCCTATGACGCTGGGGATTCTGATCAGATTATTGAAGCTCAAGAAGAATTAACGCAGGCTAAGTTACGACTTGATAAAGTTGAAAACTTTAAGCCACCCCCTTTACAGGAACGACAAATTCCTGTAAATATGCAACCACAATCCGCTCCAGAGCCAAAAGCCGATCCCAAAGCACTTGCGTGGCGTAATGAAAATCAGTGGTTTGGGAAAAATAGGCCGATGACTGCCTTCACTCTGGGGCTGCACGAGCAGTTGGTTGAAGAAGGCGTTGATCCAACTTCAGATCAGTATTATGAAGCGATCAATAAAACCGTACGTAGCAAGTTCCCCGAAAACTTTTCTGATGAGCAAAGTAAACCGGGAGCGAAACGGACGAGTAGTAATGTTGTGGCCCCAGCAAGCAGAAACGTTGCCCCAAAGAAAATCACGTTGACGCAAACTCAGGTTGCACTAGCTAAGAAGTTACGTATTCCTCTTGATTTATATGCCCGAAAAGTGGCGGAAGGTATGACACAAAATGGCTGATACAAAAACAGTTGAAAACCGCATAAATCGTGAATTAGATACTCGTGCTAAAGATGAGCGTCCTCGCACTTGGGCACCGCCCACGTTGCTGCCTGACCCTGAACCTGAAGCTGGGTATAAATTTCGTTGGGTGCGTGTTAGTACGATGGGTCAAAATGATCCACGTAATGTGTCATCAAAACTCCGCGAAGGCTGGGAGCCTGTTAGAGCAGCAGATCATCCAGAAATTTCAATGTATCTAGATAATGACATCGAGCGTTATAAAGATAATATTGTGGTTGGTGGATTAATGCTGTGTAAAACCCCAACAGAAATGGTTGACCAGCGCAACAGCTTTTACCAAAAACAAGCCGATGCGCAAATGCGTTCTGTTGACAGTAACTTCATGCGCGAGAATGACCCACGGATGCCTCTGTTTGCAGAGCGTAAATCTACGGTTTCATTTGGGCGCGGTAATCAACAAACTAAGGAGTAATTCCAAATGGCTTACCCGACTATCGATAGACCATATGGTCTAAAACCGGTCAATTTGATCGGCGGTCAGGTGTTTGCTGGAGCAACTCGTCAATTCGTCATTCAGAATACTTCTGGTACTGGATACAATACTAGTATTTTCTACGGCGATATTGTCAAAATTGTTTCAGATGGCACCATTGAGAAAGACACGGGCACCTCTACTGCTACGCCTGTGGGTGTGTTTCTTGGCTGTCAATATGTTAGTGCAGCATCCCGTCAACCTACTTACGCGCAGTATTATCCTGCCAGTTTGTCGGTTGTTAGCGG